TCTCAAAGATAATGTTGCCGCATACCAGAAAGTTTATGTTTATATAAATATGTTTATATAAACAAAACTTTCTTGTTGTGAGCAGCCCAGGACCCGACCGGAGAGGATGTTAATTTTGATTGGTGCAAAGCAAGCAGATAGAAGCAGTGAGTGAACAGGAAGATACCGGTGATTTACTTAGTCCTTTTCTTCTCCCTCTGCTTCTTGGGAGTCAGGACAGGGGGAACAAACTTGTATGGTGTCGGCTTGTTTGGTGCAGCAACGATGTTTATCTCAGTGAAAGACCCATCAATCTTACTTGCCGTCTGGAAAGGGCTGGTCTTCCCTAGGAAAGACTGGTGCAGCATGTGCTCTGGAGGCACAATCTCAACATCCTGGTACTTGAATCCAGCAGAAAAGACATCAAACAAAGATGTTACCATAGTTGCACATGGATTGTCCCCTTCCCGTTTCAGGTTCAGAAGGAACCTAGTGTTTCCCGTGCCTTCCACTGCTCTTGCAGTGTTACCCACCGGAAATGCACCAAAGCATGCTGCCATGTCAGAGAGTCTGCCTGCTGTCAAGACTGCTGGGTGCATGTATATTTTGCTGCCATTGAAGTTTGAGCTTGCGAAGGCACTGCGGAGGTTTCTTGCCCACACAAATGGTAACTCTCCAAGCATGGCATTTATCTTGGTTGCACCAATTGGTCTCTGTCCAAGCTCAAAGAGCCATTGAGACAATGCAGGAAAGCTCGCATCATTGACCTTCGACTTCCAGGCCCAATAGTGAGCAGAGAAAGGCACATCCATGGCGGCAGCCTGCTGCTGATACTTGGAATCAGCTCCTCCTCCTGTCTCTGCTAGGAGCTTTTCAGCCTCTTCAATAGCAGACTCAACCTCTCCACACATTTTCTTGACAGCATCTTCGCTGTAACCGTCTGTTTCTAGGACGGCTGGGTTGCTTGCAATGGCTTTCATCTTCTCTAGCTTTTCTTTAGCAGTCTCTACAGCATCACCATCTTTCTTTTGTTTAATGTTGGCTATTGCTGTTCCGGCCAGTCTTTGTCCTCTTGAGTTCAACTTAGCCCAGCTTCCCCAGGTGGGCACACTAAACAGTTCAATCTCATCATCAAGCCAGGACTTCATCCAGTTGATGTGGTCATCAGAGGCTTTGTTTCCTGAGACAACCACACCTCCAAGCCGTTTCTTTCTCTTGTTCACCATATCTACAAGCATATCCTTAACTGTTCCCACAATTTCCTTGCTCACTCCATACTCTTCCACTATGGCTCCTCTCAACGTGCTGGTGTTGGCATTGATTTCGTAACCAATGGCTTGCCTCCATGCACTAGAGCAAGTCTGGTAGGCCTCAACCTGTTCAGGTTCAGGCAGGTTGGACTTCAGCTCATTGTATTTATCGTGCCAGAGTTTAAACTCAGGTTTGTCAGCATTGTCACGAAACCAAGCCATGGAACGTTCGAATGTCCCTTCACAGGATGTCCAGGCACATTCATAAATTGGAGCCAGCTTCCTGGTAGCTGCAACAACAGCCTTTCCATATACAGCATTCTTGGCACTTTCAGTCGCCTGTGAGTCTATGTCAATTTTGAACTGGCTTAGATCCACAAGTTCTGAACCAAGGCATGCTGAATTGGCTCCCTGGCTATAGATGGGAACCTCCTTTTTGAATGACTCATACCATTCATTAAGCCCCTTCACGTCCTTGAACTCAAGTTGAGACATGTTTGCTTACTGGTAAGCGGCACGTCTGTCTTTGAGA